AGTTTGACTGGCGTGGATATATCCGTAGGTTTACTGGAACTAGCACAAGGGTATTTACTAAGAAGATCCGCAGGAAAGAGAATAGAAGATATTCTGATAATCCGGGTCTGAAGATCAAGATGAAGCAGCATATGTTGCTTGCTATAGATACATCAGGTTCAGTAAGTAACTCTGAGTTAGAAGAGTTTATGTCTGAGATAAAACACATTCACAAGTGTGGTGTAGACGTAACTATCATTCAGTGTGATACTACAATCAGATCTATTGAGCCCTATAACGGTAGAGATAGTATCAATGTACATGGAAGAGGTGGGACTGAATTTGATCCCGTCCTAGAATATTATAACACTAACCTTAGAAAGTATACTAGTCTTGTATATTTTACAGATGGTGAGTGTAGTGCAGACATTAAACCAAAAGCTCCTATATTATGGGTGCTGTCTGAAAGATCAAGTATGAATGATAGCCTCCCGGGCAAAGTAATTAAGTTAGAACTTTAAAAATTAAACAAATGGCACAAGTACAATTAAACATTGAAGAGTTAAAAGATTTCTTAGGACACATGGTTGCTAATAACCAGTATATCCAAACACAGGGTAAGGTTCCCGTAGCAGTAAATATTGAGGGTGATGCAGGTCTTGGTAAGACTTCATCTCTAATGCAGCTTGCTGCTGAAATGAATATGGCCGTGATTAAACTTAATCTAAGTCAGATTGAGGAGTTGGGTGACTTGGTTGGTTTTCCATTTAAGGAATTTGAGATGATTCGTGAAGATGGTGCTAAAAGATGGGTACAAGAAACTCTAATGGATACATATCTCAAGAATAAATTCAAACCTACCGGACAAAGTAGAATGTCTCATGCTGCTCCTGAATGGATTCAGGGACAACAAGAAGGTGGTTTCTTGATTCTTGATGACTATACTCGTGCGGATTAACAAAATATGCAGTCTAATAGTGTTAGTGTGAATAATTTAATTATCTTTGTGATATGGAAAAATTAAACATACAAACTCTTAAGACAGCATTAAAGAGTATAGGAATCTACAAAATTAAAATTAATGATAAAGAGTACATTGGCAGCTCTTGTAATATCGGTCATAGGTTAAAACACCATTTGTGGTCTCTTGAAAATTTAAAACATCATAACAGAACAATGCAGAACTTATATAATAAGTATGGTAAAGATGAAATTTACTTTACTATTGTAGAAGAATGTTCTGATGATATTTTGATAGAGAGAGAAGCTTATTATATTAGTACACTAAATCCTTATATAAATCATATACTAGACCCACAAACTTTAGTTAGGAATGATGTGTGTAAAAGAAGGATAAGTGTTGCTAAGAAAAAAGCTTATGCAAATGGTTTAAAACCTCATAATCTTAAAGCAGTACATAAATATTCACTTGATAAGGGTGAGTATCTAGAAAGTTTTGAATCTTTTACAGCTGCTGCTAAATCTATTAATGCTAAAAGTATTAATAGTATAAAAGCAGTATGTAATGGAAAACAAACTTCTGCAGGAGGTTATATCTGGTCTTATAATAAAGTTTCTTTAGTATTTTCTAGAGATAAAAAATATAAGTTAGAACCTGTATTACAATATAGTACCGATAATGTTTTTATCAAAAAATGGGAGTCTATAACTGAAGCAAGTAAAGAACTTGGTATCTCTAATATTACTAGAGCAATATCTAAAGGCTTAACTGCTGGAGGTTATAGGTGGAAAAAAGCATAAAGTGGTTGGTCCGCAATAAATCATGTGAATTCAGGGAAACTCCAGAGATGGACAATCCTGAGCCAAGCCTTATAGGGATATAAGGAAGGTGCAACGACTAGTGTATGGAGTCTAGAACAGACAGTAAAACACCAAGAGCGCATGACACATAGAAATATGTGATGATATAGTCTGAACTGTGTGTATAATCTAATAATAAAGACACAGAACTACAGGATAAAGAGCCTGTAGGTTAACAAAATGCACCGCTTTATGCAAGCAACAATGGAGTTAATTGATAGACAAGAATATATTTCTTGGAAGCTTCCAAAGAACTGGCATATTGTTCTAACTACTAACCCAGACAATGGTGAGTATAACGTAACTAGTCTTGACATAGCTCAGAAGACCAGATTTATTTCTGTTGAAGCAAAGTTTGATGTCAATGTATGGGCTAAATGGGCTGAGAAAGCAGATATTGATGGCAGATGTATTAATTTCATGTTGATGAACCCAGAAGTTGTAACAAGCTCAGTGAATCCTCGTGCTATTACTACTTTCTTTAACTCTATTAGCTCTATTGAGAAGTTTGAAAATAGCCTCCCGCTAATTCAAATGATTGGTGAGGGTTCTGTTGGAGCAGAAGTATCTACTATGTTTACTATGTTCATCAATAACAAGATGGATAAGATTATCTCTCCTAAAGACATTCTTACTAATACTAATGAAGCTTATGTAGTTGGGGCACTTAATTCTGCAGTTGGTCAGGGTAATGACTTTAGGGCTGATATATCCAGTGTAATTGCAACTAGAGTAGTTAACTATTCTCTAACTCATGCTGAAAATAGTTCAGTCAGTGATACATTAATTAACCGTTTGGTTAAACTAACTACAGACTGCGATGCATTCACAGATGACCTGAGATATTACATGGTTAAGGAGATTGTCAATGGCAATAAAGTCAAATTTGCCAAGCTGATGATGAACCCTGTTGTAGTCAAAATGGCGGTTAAGTAACTCATAGTTACATCATTTCCCCTTAAAAGGAAAATTTAACTATAATAAATCAAACATAAGGCGGTGTAAAAGCCGCCTTATAACTTTAAGATTATGAAAAATTATTTAGCAATAAAGCTGCATGATGATGGCGATTTTTCCAATACTGATGATGAAATGGATCTCAACCTAGAATGTGAAATACATTATAGATTAGGTTCATTTGATTCAAATGATATTGGTCTTAATGTATCTCATGTATATACTCCAATTAGTGGAGATAAGTTTTTCTTCCTTCCGGGAGTAACTGTACCAAGAGTAAAGATGAAAGATCTTCACAAAGACTTTAATGTAAGAAGTGTAAGAGATATTGATGAGGCAAACATCATATTTACTGGCTCAAAGACAATAGATAAGTTTGTTGATTATAATTGGGAGCATAGAACAGAGACAGTTAAATTTAAAGAGTTCATTGAAACTGCAAAAGAGAAAGGACTGATAGCTGATTATTATTATGATAAGTTAGCTACTGCTCTTGAGTTTTATACTGAGGATATTGTGATTATTGATAGCAGTGCAAGAAGATTACTACATGATGATGACATAAGCTTTCATGTAACAGAAAGTAATTATTATGGCAGTGATAAATTCATGTTTATATCTCCTGACTATGCCGAGATGTATAACCATCTAAAAGATAAGCAACTCTATCTAGAGGATTCTCTTTATGAATATATCAATGGTGTTGATGCAGTAACTATTGATTCTCATATGTATGGAATACTCCAAGAAATGTTTAGAAGTTCTGATACTGATAATCATGTTCTGGCAATGGAGATTATGGCAAACTCTGATTACAAATCAAGCATTCTGTATCTCTGTTATCTACTATCTGATAATGATTATAATATAGAGAATAGAAGAGAACGTACTCATGTTAACTTCAAGTCTCTTCTCACTTATATGGGTAGAACTACAAGTAATGTACGTCTTGATAAGGATGATATGGTAGAGTTAATGTTGAGGAAGAAACTCTTAACTAAAGAATATTTCTTTGATATGTGTAATAAGTTTTCTAGTGATCTTGAGCATAAGTCAAGTACTCATTTTCAAGTAAAAACCGTAACTTCAAGTGATAAAATCAATGAGTACTTCAATGAAGAACTTGTACATAAAGTCAAATCAGATTACACACCAGTAATAACACAAACTAATGAGTTTACAAACACAGAACTTGACCTTATCTGAAGAACTTGAGAAATTTTACTCTGAGAGGTTCTACTTTAGTTACTCTAGTATTAACAAGCTGTTGTTCTCTCCAAGACTGTTCTACAGTCATTACATTCTCAAACAGAAAGAAGATAGTACAGATGCCCACCTCATAGCAGGTCGGGCACTGCACTGTCTATTGCTGGAGCCTGAGAAGTTTGAAGAGCAATTTGTTATACTACCGGGTAAAATACCAACAGATAGTAATAAGGTTATAATAGATCACATTTTTACTAACCACTATCTACCTATGAATAATGATCAGTTGTCACTAGAAGATTTTCCCAATGAGTTGCTTGGGCAAATGCAAGTGAACAATCTGTATCAAAGTCTTAAGACAGATGTCCAAAGACTTGAAAAATTACTTACTGATAATAACAACGAGTATTTTGCATTTCTGAAAGTTAAAGAAACAAAGACAGTGATTGATCCTGCTGTGAAGCAGCAAGCTGAAGAGGCACTTGAAGCAATAAAAACAAATGACAGGGTTAAAGCTTTGCTTCAATTGGAACCAGATAAACCACAGGGAATCAGCGTGTTCAATGAGTTATTTTTAACAAGTGAACTAGAGAAGTATGCTTTTGGTTTTAAAGGTTTTCTTGATAATGTGGTTATGGATGAGAACACCAAAACATTATTTATCAATGACTTAAAAACAACCAACAAATCAATTCAAAATTTCCCTGAAGCAGTATCTTATTATAGATATGATATTCAGGCAACAATGTATGTGGGTCTAGCTTATGATAAGTTTCTCAAGGATAGACCGGATGCTAATGAATGGACAATTGTGTTTACATTCATTGTGATTGATAAATACAATCAAGTATATCCATTCCAAGTGTCCAAAGAGACGCTAGCTCAATGGGAAACAGAGTTCTCTTATGTAGTGGTTCAGTTAGACTATCACTATCTAAACAGAAATTACTCTCTACCATATGAATTAGCTATTGGTAATGTAATACTGTAAATTTTATGGCAATTGATGCGCTTTATAAGGATTATTTTCAAAAGTCTAGGGTCTTTCTGTATCCGCTCCTAGGCATACGTAGAGGTGCAAGTGTTATTCCTGAGATAACTTATATAAGTTGGGAAGGAAATATTACACCTGGGGATACAAAGCTGATTACTATTTATCCTAAAAGAACTGATAAAGAATATCTGAACTTTGAGAAGCACGTTTTAGTAAATCATTCTCGGGCATCAGACTTTATTGAGCTTAATGATAAACAGCTTATGATTACATTTGACTTCTCTGATATCAAAGAGGATTGGGAACACTTTCTCAATGGCAGATATAGTCAAATGAATGTAAAATTAAAGCGCAGCATCCGTGACTTCTTTGATAAGAATAGTGCAAACTATGTTTACATAGATAGTTATTTATTTCCTGAGAAATATTTTCAACTCTATGCAGACCTCTTGAATGTAAAACTAGACTTGTTAAAGGAGGTTGGTGAACTATGTAGCAAGCCAGACCTAGAAAAAGAGACACTAGTCGCAGAAGTTATGAATTTGGAAAACAAGAAAATTCTAGGTTAATTTGTCAAACAATTAAAAAACCAACATTATGAACAACACAATTGGAGCTAATATGCTTCTTATCCAGTCTGACTGGAATGAGGAAAAGACATTTAAGTTAATTCCTCTTACTAATGATTGTCCTTATATTGAAGCAATCTATGATCCAGGTACAAAAGTATTGGTAATGATTAGCCGGGTATCTATGACTAAGCTACACATGTTGCCTAAGTTAGATGATAACGGTGATCCTGCACCACTTAAAGTACCACGCAAAAATGGCCGTGCTGTCAAAGAAGAAAGAAAGACTATTGAGACTTTCCAAGAATTCTACGTTGACAACAATGAAGCTATTGATGCTCTTGTAGATATCTTTGCTGTTAATAAGGACAAGTTTGACTATAAGCAGTATATTAAAAAGTAATACCCCTGTCAAGGATGAGTTGAGGGAGTAGTGCTACTGCTCCCTTTTCTTATCCAAATTAATTTACTATGGCACAAGCAAGTAGACAACACTATGTGATGGATTATGAAACGTTACAAAATTGTTTCGTGGCTATATTCCAGGGAGTTAAGTCTGATGACTATGAAGTATTTGTAGTCCATGATTTACAGAATGACATTGATAGCTTGATTAGTTTTTTGGAGATGAATATACTCCTTGATGAATGGCACATATCCTTTAATGGTCTCGGGTTTGACAGTCAGATTACTGAATATATAATCAGGACAGCTGACCAGTTGCGGGAAATGGGAGGATGTGAAATAGCAGAATGGATTTATGGCAAAGCACAGAACATAATCCAGAGCCAAGATGAAGGTAGATTCTTAGAGTTCAGTCCAAATGATCTTCAGATTAATCAGATAGATGTATTTAAACTCAACCATTGGGATAATCCTGCTAAAAGATCTAGCCTGAAGTGGATTCAGTATACAATGGATTGGAAGAACATAGTTGATATGCCAATTCATCATGCTACTGAGATAACTACGTTTGAGCAGATAGAACAGATAATCTATTATTGTAAGAATGATGTTAGCTCTACTAAAAGAATTATGGAGCTTAGCAAGAAGCAGATTGAGCTCCGCAAGAACTTGACTGATGAGTATAACATTAATCTATTTAGTGCATCTGAGCCACGGATATCCAAAGAACTGTTCTTGCATTTCTTGAGTCAAAAGACAGGGATTAAGAAATTTGATCTAAAAAATCTCAGGACAAAGCGAGACAGGATAATTGTCAAGGATATTATTCTTGACTATGTGGAGTTTAAGACTGCAACTTTTCAGAGGCTGCTAGGTAAGTTCAAAGAAATAGAGCTCAGTCCAGAAGATACAAAAGCAGGCTTTAAATATTCTATTCAATATAGAGGAGTTAAAACTGACTTTGGTCTTGGTGGTTTGCATGGTGCCTGGTCTAAGAGTAGAGTGTTTGAATCAACTGAAGATATGATAATCATGACTTCAGATGTAACTAGCTTTTATCCTAACCTTGCTATTAGAAACAAATGGTCCCCGGCTCACTTACCAAAAGAGGAATTCTGTGAGCAGTATGAGTGGTTCTTTGAAGAGAGAAAGAAAATCAGTAAGAAGGATATTAGAAACTATGTCTACAAGATTATACT